GTTTGCGGTTTCATCAGAGGTCATAAGCTTTCATCAATCTTGGATATTTCAAGAGCAAGAAACTCTCCGTGTTCAGCAGTAGTGATGTGTCCACTGATTTTAGAGCTTTTAATATTGAACTTATTTTTAAAAGCTTCAATAATTGCTTTCATCTTGTTGGGATGTAATTGTTGCAATGTTTTTAGCTGTCCAAGAATAGCTTCTCTGGCTTCTTTAGATATTGGATCAGGAAGTTTATTTAAAACAGCAGTAGGTTCTAACTTTTGATTAGGTCTTGTAGGAGTTTTGGCTACACCTTCTTTTGGTTCAGGTTTATTCATTAAAGAATTACCATCATCATCATCATTGGCTAAGCCATATACAGATAGAAGTCCATATCTGCGAGCATAGGTCTGTGCTGATCCTGCTTCCTGATGTACATTTTTAGGATTACTTGGAAGTTTTGGAACAGGGAATCTGCTGATTATCGGTTCATCACCAGAAACGTGCATTAGCTTAGTGACAACTATCGTAAGAATTTGTCCATCTGGCAGGATTTCGTATTCGTTCAGTTGTGAATGACATAAGCCATATTCTGTAGCTGGCTGTATAGCGGATAAGGCTTGAGCAAGTGTCGTGTACTTACTTTTAAAGAATGGATTGTCACCATCCAAGCCAGCAGCATGGTGATATTTTTGAAACTCACATAAAGCTTCAACAAGAGTTTTTGGACTTGCTTTTTTGTCGGCCATTAATAATTGTTTACTATAAATTTAATACTACAATAATATTATGTTTACTGCAATGCTGATTGTAACAATGTGTTGAATTGTTCT